GAAAGTAAGAGAATTGGTGCGAAACAACATAAAAATTCTGGACGTAATACGACCAAAGGTGATGCTACTTGGGGACAGTTTGTTGTTGACTTTAAAGAAGTATCGAAATCATTTACTATCAATAAGGAAGTTTGGGCTAAGGCTACGACTGATGCAATACGTGGTAACAAAGATCCAGCAATTATTATTGTTCTTGGCGAGGGTAATTCTAAAGTAAGACTGGCAGTCATTGAGCTGGGTATCCTAGAACAGTTGACTGAATCATCTGAGTAGTGTATAATAGAAGGATAGTAGAAATTGGAAACAATGGAAGAAACAAAGACAACATTAGAACGAGTCAATGGTCTCAGTGAGATTGCTGACTTTATGAACGATGAAGAGCTTACCGAAGCCCTCACGTTTATTGCAAAGGTTATTTTCAAGCCAGAGATTCCTGCACAGGTAGCCTCTATCGAGATTGTTCGCTTGCAAGCCATTGCTGCTAAAATGTCATTCAAGGCTACTTGGATGGCTAACGTAGATAAGGGAGACAGGGCGAAGAAGAATATTTATTTTACGGCTGCTAGTTCAATTAATGAACTTGTTGCTGCACTTAAATATATTACTCGTTAAAAATACTATGACTAAAAATTTATTAAATCAGGTTATGCTCAAGGGTGCATCAGATAAGAAAAAAACATTCTTAGATACAGACGAGCTTATCCAAAAGATTCAGCACGGATATATCATTAATCGTGTTGATAAGCACCAGCAAAAGAAGACCTTTGCACCAAGCACAATTGCATTCTCTCACGGAGAGTGTCCTCGTTACTGGTACATTGCTTTTGAGGGTGCAACATTCACAGACAATGCAGATGCGTATGGTGGAGCCAATATGACTGCTGGTACAAAGTCACACGAACGTATCCAGCAAGCTATGGCGAATGTACCAGATCTTCTCGTTGACTCTGAGTTTAAAATTACAAGTCAAGACCCACCAATCTTTGGTTACGGTGACGTAATCCTCAAGTGGGGTGGAGAAGATTTGCTTGGCGAAATTAAAACAATGCCAAACGAAGGATTCGAATATCGAAAAGCAGCAGGGAAGCCAAAGCTTGGTCACCTTGTACAGTTGCTTATCTATATGAAGATTCTGGGGAGAGAACGTGCGGTACTAATCTATGAGAACAAGAATAACCACGAGTTGCTTGTACTCCCAGTAGTACTAAACGATTATCTTAAAGGGTGGGTAGACAGTACGTTTGATTGGATGAGAGAAGTTCGTAGTGCTTGGGAGAATAAAACACTTCCTACTAAGAACTACCGATCAAATTCAAAGATTTGCAAGACTTGTCCAGTAAGGGCAACTTGTGATATCGCTGGTCCAGGGACGCTTCAAATTAAGTCTATGGAGCCTATCAATGAAGCATTGTCAATGGTGTGATAATCAGTTTAAACCAAACGTATCTTATCAGATATACTGCTCTGCTGAGTGTAGAGAGCAAGCAACAAGAGAGAAAATAGCTGAACGTTATGCTAGAAATCGTTTGCAAAAACCGTCTCGCAAAAACAGAAAATGTAAAAATTGTGGATCAACTCTTTCAATTTATAATGACGAGCCGATCTGCTCTATATGTGACATCAATCCTTCAGAGGTAAATAAAGTATTAAAAGAGTTAAAGGGGATAGCTGATGGTAAAATTGAGCTTGATTAATCCAAAACCAAAAACAGTTTGCTCAATTGATGCAAGTACAAACAGCCTAGCCTTTGCTATCTTTGAGAATAAGTCTTTAATTAGATTTGGCAAGATTAATTTTACTGGTCGTAATACATATGAAAAGGTTGGAGATGCTGCAAAGAAATGTTTAGCCTTTTTTAAACAATTTAATATTGATTCTATTATTATTGAGCATACTGTATTTATTAATAGTCCTAAGACTGCTGCAGACCTTGCACTTGTTCAAGGGGCTATGCTTGGGTCAGCTCAAATTAATGGCATAAAGATTGCTGGATCAGTTAATCCAATTACCTGGCAGTCATTTATTGGTAACACAAAACTCTCTGCGGTAGAAAAACAACAGCTCCGCAAAGACAATCCTAACAAATCCGAATCTTGGTATAAGGGGCAAGAACGTGAAATTAGAAAACAAAAAACAATACGCTATGTTGGCACGTATTATAATAAGTCTATTAGTGATAATGACGTGGCAGATGCTATCGGAATTGGTCACTGGGCTATCCACAATTGGGAAAAGGTTGACAAATAAGCTTATGGCTGGTAAACTGTATACTAACGAGGCTTGGCTCAAGAAGCGTTACTGGATGGATAAAAAAACTCCAGAAGATATTGCTAAAGAGTGCGGTGTGTCTGTTGAAACAATCTATGTGTACCTAGCAAAATTTGGATTAAGGAAGTCAAGACGATGAGTGAAAATCTTAAAATTACGGTAGACCAAGTTAACCACCCACCACACTATACACAAGACCCAAGCGGCGTTGAGTGCATTCAGATAACACGCCACCGCAACTTTAACGTAGGTAATGCGTTTAAGTATTTGTGGAGAGCAGGTCTTAAAGACCAGGCTAAGACAATCCAAGATCTTGAAAAAGCTATCTTCTATATTCAGGATGAAATTAAAAGACTTGAAGGGAAATTCTAATGGCTAGACTTCGTAAGACAGATTACCCCAGTGTGGAAATAAAAGATCCATTTGTTCGTGTAAACGAGATGCAGTATGAGAACTTTACTATTGAGCGTGGAGACCTTATCAAGATTACTGGAGAGTATGGAACACGATTTAAATTCGAGTCTATTACAACTAACCCAGTAAATGGTGCAGTATGGGTAGACTGCTTTGAGATGTGGAGAGGTCGTCAGGGAGCGTACCGTTCATTTTCTATTGACCGTGTTAAGCGTATTCCAAAGCGTAGACCAAGGAAGGTTAAGCCTAGTGTCGTTTGAAGACCTTACAGTAGAGCACCTTGATGAAATCAACAAGGTTGTAGAGAAGTACCTTCAGGGTTCTGAGCCTACACAGATTTCTAAAGAGCTTGCACTTCCACGTCAAAAGGTTGTTGCCCACATCAACCAGTGGAAGCTTATGGCTGCAGACAATGCTGCAATCCGTGCTCGTGCCAAGGAAGCCCTTGTAGTAGCAGACACACACTATAACAAACTAATTAGTAAAGCATACGAGGTTATCGAAGAGGCTACTACAATCTCTAACCTTGGTGCAAAAACTGCAGGTATCAAACTAGTGCTTGACATTGAGTCCAAGCGTATTGATATGCTACAGAAGGCAGGACTACTAGAGAACAAAGAACTAGCAGACGAAATGCTGGAGATTGAGCGTAGACAGGATATTCTAAAAGACATTCTAAAGGATATTGCTGCAGAGCATCCAGAAGTACGTGACAAGATTATGCGTAGGCTATCTGAGGTTTCTAAAAACCAAGAGGTGATTACTGTTGTCAGAGATGTTTGATGATTTTTTTGAGGTTCTAAAAGATAACAACTTTGAAGAAATTCCAGTAGATGCTAAGACCTTTGTTGAGGGTGAGGCATATCTTGGACAACCACCTCTCTCACAAATCCAGTACGACATTGTAGAAGCTATGAGCCAAATCTACAAGATTGAAGATCTTATAGACATTCTCGGTACAGAAGAAGGAACTCGCTACTACAAGAAGTACACAAAGAATGAGGTTATCCTTCAACTTGGCAAGGGTAGCGGTAAGGACTTCGTATCTACAGTAGCGTGTGCATATATCGTATACAAGCTTCTATGCCTAAAAGATCCAGCTCGTTACTTTGGTAAGCCATCTGGAGATGCTATTGACATTATTAACGTGGCTATCAACGCACAGCAAGCCAAGAACGTTTTCTTCAAAGGATTCAAGTCTAAGATCGAACGCTCACCTTGGTTTGCTGGAAAATATTTTGCTAAGGTTGATAGTATTGAGTTTGATAACGCTATCACCGTTTACTCTGGTCACTCTGAACGAGAGAGCCACGAGGGACTTAACCTTATCCTAGCCGTCCTCGACGAGATCTCTGGTTTTGCACAAGAGACAAATACTGGCAATGACCAGGGAAAGACCGCAGACAACATCTATAAAGCATTCCGTGCCTCAGTAGACTCTCGATTTCCAGACCTAGGCAAAGTTGCCCTACTATCATTCCCTCGCTACCCTGGGGATTTTATCTCACAACGCTACGACGATGTGATTATGGATAAAGAAATTATCACAAAGACTCATAAGTTTATTATGAATCCAGATCTTCCAGAGGATGCAGACGGCAACAGTCTAGAAATTTCGTGGGACGAAGACACAATCATTAACTATAAGTATCCTGGTATGTTTGCAGTAAAGAGACCAACGTGGGTAGTAAATCCTACTCGTAAGATAGACGACTTCAAACTTGCCTTCTATACGGACCTAGGAGACGCTATGATGCGATTTGCCTGTGTGCCTACCTATAGCTCAGATGCATTTTTTAAACAGATTGAGAAGGTTCAGAGTTCAATGACACTTCGTAATCCACTAGACACCAACCGTCGCTTTGATGAGACCTTTGTTCCTGATCCAGATAAGATTTACTACGTCCACGCTGACCTTGCACAACGACACGACAAGTGTGCGGTAGCAATTGCTCACGTAGATAAGTGGGTAAACATTCAAGTAATCAAGGACTACCAGCAGGTAGCACCAGTAGTTGTAGTAGATGCTGTAGCGTGGTGGGAGCCAAAGGTAGAAGGTCCTGTCAACTTGTCAGAAGTAAAACAATGGATTCAGAACCTTCGTCGTCTAGGATTTAACTTAGGAATGGTAAGCTTTGACCGTTGGCAATCTTTTGATATCCAGAACGAACTCAAGCAGGTTGGTATTAGAACAGAGACTGTTTCTGTTGCTAAGAAGCACTATGAAGATATGGCAATGCTTATTTATGAAGAGCGTCTCGCTATGCCATCTATCGATCTTCTATTTGAAGAGTTGACAGAGCTTAAGATTATGAGAAACAACAGGGTTGATCACCCTCGCAAGAAGTCTAAAGACCTTGCGGATGCTGTGTGTGGTGCAGTCTTCGGAGCAATCTCTCACACACCCAAAGACCTCAACCTTCAAGTAGAGGTCCATACGTTTAAGCAAAAACCTAAGAAACAACTTGCGGAACGTCCTAAAGACGTGATAGAATATAACTCTATACCAAATGATGTCCGTGACTATCTTGACCAATTCAAAACAATTTAAGGACAGGCAATGAGTTTAGGCATTGTTTATTTTTCTAACTATTCTGGAAACACTAAAAGGTTTGTAGATAAGTTAGGGCTAGAAGCAATTAGGATTCCAATTAGTGATCCTAATGATCCAATTATAGTAACAGACAGATATGTACTGTTTGTTCCTACATATGGTGGTGGTAGCGAGAAACACGCTATTCCAAGACAAGTTCGCTCATTCCTAAACATAGAGTCGAACAGGCAAAAAATGATTGCTGTCGTAGGTCTAGGAAACACAAACTTTGGGGAAGACTACTGCAAGGCTGCAGATATGATTGCAGCTAAAACAGGTGTCCCTATATTAGGCAGGGTAGAGATATTCGGCACAGAAGAAGACACAATAACAATTAAGGAAAGGTTGGCGATGTTAGTATGACAAACGCATACAGTTACCACGAGTTAAACGCAATGCTGAATCTCTATGACGAGAATGGTCAGATTCAGTTCAACAAGGACAAGGAGGCTGCAAAGGCATACTTCCTTGATCACGTAAATCAGAACACTGTCTTCTTCCACAGTCTTCAGGAAAAGCTAGACTATTTAGTTGAACACGAATACTACGACAAAGATGTTTTAGACCTATACGACTTCCCATTTATTAAGTCAGCATTTCAACACGCATACGCCAAGCGTTTCCGCTTCCCAACATTCCTTGGAGCTTATAAGTTCTACACTTCATATGCACTCAAGACATTTGATGGCTCACGCTATCTAGAAAGATTTGAGGATCGTGTAGTTGTTACATCCCTTATGCTTGCCAATGGAAACAAAAAACTTGCGATGGATATAGTTGATGAACTAATCTCTGGTCGCTTCCAACCTGCTACACCAACATTTCTCAATGCTGCAAAGAAACAAAGGGGAGAGTTTGTTTCTTGCTTCCTACTCCGTATTGAGGATAATATGGAATCAATTGCTCGTGCAATCAACTCCTCACTCCAGCTGTCAAAGCGTGGTGGTGGTGTAGCACTAAACCTTACAAACCTTCGTGAAGCAGGTGCTCCAATCAAGAAGATTGAGAACCAGTCCTCTGGAGTCATTCCAGTAATGAAGCTTCTCGAAGACTCATTCTCTTATGCTAACCAGCTAGGTGCTCGTCAGGGGGCTGGGGCGGTGTACCTAAACGCACACCACCCAGACATTCTTAGCTTCCTAGATACTAAGCGTGAGAATGCAGATGAGAAGACTCGTATCAAGACTCTTAGTATTGGTGTTGTTATTCCAAACATTACTTTAGAGCTTGCTAAGACTAATGAAGATATGTACCTCTTCTCACCATATGATGTTGAACGTATCTACGGACTGCCTATGAGCGATATCTCAGTTACTGAAAAGTACCAGGAGATGGTTGACAATCCTGAAATTCGTAAGACCAAGATCAAGGCTCGTGTATTGTTTGAGCGTATTGCAGAACTTCAGTTCGAGTCAGGGTATCCATACATTGTATACGAAGACACAGTAAATGATGCTAACCCAATCGATGGTCGTATCAATATGTCCAACCTATGCTCTGAGATTCTTCAGGTTAACACACCAACTACATATAACGCAGACCTTAGCTATGACAATATTGGTAAGGATATCTCTTGCAATCTTGGCTCACTAAATATTGCTGCAGTTATGGATGGTCAGAACTTTGAAAAGACTATCGAAACTTCTATCCGTGCATTGACAGCGGTTGCAGATATGTCTTACATCGAATCTGTAATGTCAATTGCTGAGGGCAACAAGAAGTCTCGTGCTATTGGTCTAGGGCAGATGAACCTACACGGCTACCTTGGTCGTGAGCAGATTCACTACGGCTCTGAAGAGGGTATTGACTTTACCAATATCTATTTCTATACCGTCCTGTACTACGCTCTAAAGGCATCTAACAAGCTTGCTAAAGAGACTGGCAGCCCATTTGATGGATTTGAAAAGTCTAAGTATGCAACTGGTGAATTCTTTACCAAGTACATCGAGCAAGAATGGAAGCCATCTACAAAGAAGGTTGCTAAGCTATTTACAGATTCAAACATTCAGATTCCAACACAGCAGGACTGGGAATCACTTGCTAAGTCTGTCAAAAAGCACGGTATCTACAACCAGAACCTTCAGGCAGTACCACCTACAGGATCAATCTCGTACATCAATAACTCAACATCATCGATTCACCCTATCGCTTCTCAGATTGAGATTCGTAAGGAAGGAAAGCTTGGTCGTGTCTACTACCCTGCACCATTCCTTACCAACGATAACCGTGAATACTTTGCGGATGCGTATGAGATCGGACCAGAGGCTATCATTGATACCTACGCTGCAGCAACACAGCACGTAGACCAGGGGTTGTCACTGACCCTATTCTTCAAGGATACCGCTACAACACGTGACATTAACAAGGCACAGATTTATGCCTTCAGTAAGGGAATTAAAACAATTTACTACATCAGAATTCGACAGCTTGCCCTTGAGGGAACTGACGTATCAGAGTGTGTAAGTTGTATGCTTTAGGAGGCAAATATGATAACAAG